GTGACGCAAATCAAGAGAAAACTAAAGCCACGTGAACGGTTGTTTTGCGGCTATTTTGCCGGACTGGGAGACGCGGAACGCGCGGCGCGCAAGGCAGGCTACACCGGCGACTGCAAGCTAAAGGGCGACCGCCTGCTCTGTGAGGAAGCGATTCTGGAGGAGATCGACCGGCAGGTCGCGACCCGTCGCAAGACCCTTTCGCGCATGGCGGCGATCGGTTACCAGCGGCTGGCGTTCGGCAGTATTGCCGACGCGCTGCGGCTGCTCTTTGCCGAAAACCCGACCGAGCAGGAGCTGCGCGACATGGATCTGTTCACCGTGTCGGATATCCGGCGCAACAAGGACGGTATGCTCGAAATCAAATTCTTTGACCGTTTGCGTGCGCTCGAAAAGCTCGGCGCAGACGCAAGGGAGGACAACGCCGGTGTCGCCGGACTGATGGAGGCGATCGGCAGGGGCGCCATGGCGGCAGGAGGCGAAGAGGATGATTAAGCGGTTTTCGCCCAAGCAGCTGCGCGCTTTGAGCTGGTGGCACCGGCAGTCGCCGGACTGCTCCTGCGACGCGATCATCTGCGACGGCGCGGTGCGCAGCGGCAAGACCTTTTGCCTGTCGCTTTCGTTTGTGCTCTGGAGCTTCTACGCATTTCGCGGCGGCGACTTCGGCATGTGCGGCAAGACCATCCGCTCACTGCGGCGCAATATGGTGACGCCGCTGCTGCCCCTGCTCCAAGGCCTCGGCTTTGCGTGCGAGGAAAAGCTGAGTCAAAACTGCCTGCTGGTGCGCTACGGCGGCGTCGAGAACCGCTATTATCTGTTCGGCGGCAAGGACGAAGCCGCCGCCTCGCTGGTGCAGGGCGTCACGCTGTCGGGCGTGCTTTTTGACGAGGTGGCGCTCATGCCGCGTTCCTTTGTGGAGCAGGCGATGGCGCGGTGCTCCGTGACAGGCTCGCGGTTCTGGTTCAACTGCAATCCCGAGCATCCGGAGCACTGGTTCTACCGTGAATGGATCCTGCAGGCAAAGCAAAAGAACGCGCTGTATCTGCATTTTGTCATGGACGACAACCCGTCTCTGAGCGACAAGGTCAAGCGCCGCTACGAAAATCTCTATTCAGGCGTTTTCTATGAGCGGTTCGTGCGCGGCAGATGGGTGGCGGTCTACGGCGCCGTCTATCCCTTTATGGAGCGTGAGGAGATGTATGCGGAGCCGCCCGACGGACTCAGCGAGTTCGCGGTTTCCTGTGACTACGGCACCGTCAATCCCACCTCCATGGGCTTGTGGTGAAAGAAGGACGGCGTGTGGTACCGCGTGGATGAATATTATTTTGACTCCCGAAAAGAGGGCGTGCAGCGCACCGACGAGGAACACTACGCCGCGCTGAAGGCGCTGGCAGGCGCACGCAAGGTGCGGCAGGTGGCGGTTGACCCGTCGGCGGCGAGCTTTATCGAGGTAATCCGCCGCCACGGAGAATTCCGCGTGATCCCGGCGAAGAATGATGTGCTGGACGGTATTCGCCGCACCTCGGGCGCACTCAAGGAGGGACGTATCCGGATATGCAAAAACTGCGCGGCGGCGCGGCGTGAATTTCAGCTCTACCGCTGGGACCCCTCCCGGCACACGGACGCGCCCGTCAAGGAAAACGACCACGCAATGGACGATATCCGATATTTTGTGACAACGCTGATGGACGGCGGCGCCCCCTGCGTTTTTGCGGCGCAGCGGCAGCCGTCCGAGGCGACAGGGAGGTTTTGAAGTTAGGAGAGATAAAAATGTTTGGCAGAAAAAAGGAAGCGGACAAGCCGTCCGCACTGCCGATCGCGCAGACCGTGCCAAAATACACCGGCAGTCCGGCGCTTGCTCTGCAAACGCAGACGCACGCCGAGCGCTCGCTCTATACGGCGCTGCGCCAATCGGTGCCGGTCATTGATGCGGCAATCGGAAAAATCGTGCGGCTGCTCGGTTCGTTTCGCATCGTCACCGACGACCCGTCGGCACAGGCGGAGGCGGATCGTTTTGCACGGGAGGTGCAGGTCAACGGCTCTGCGCAGGGCTTGGCGGCGTTTGTGTGGGACTACATGGACTGCCTGCTGACCTACGGTGAGGCGGTAGGCGAAATGTTGCTCGACGCCGGTCAAAGCGGCGTGTGTGCGCTCTACTGTGCCAATCCGGACGACGTGCGCATCATCGCCGGCAGCTCGCCGATGGAGCTGCTTGTGTGCCGCAGCGACAGCACCGGCAAGCCGCTGGAAAACCAGTCGCTCATTATCGCGTCGCTGCTCGGACAAAAGCGCGGCACGGTGCGCGGTACCTCGCTGCTGGAGGGCTTGCCCTTTGTCAGCGAGATCCTGCTGCGGATCCTGCAATCCATCAAAAACAACTGGGAGCGTGCCGGCGACCTGCGCTTTGCCGTGACCTACGATCCCAAGGACGGCAATTTCAGCGAGGAGAGCGCGCGGCTCATTGCGGACGAGTGGAAAAAGGCGATGCGCGGCGACAGCGTGTGCGACTTTGTGTCGGTGGGCGACGTGCGCGTCCGCGTGATCGGGGCAGAAAACCAGATGCCCGACTGTCAGGTGCCGGTGCGCGTGCTGCTCGAGCAGATCGTCGCCAAGCTCGGTATTCCGCCGTTTTTGCTGGGCTTTTCGTGGTCGAGCACCGAGCACATGAGCGTGCAGCAGGCGGATATTCTCACCAGTGAGCTGGAATACTACCGCATGACGGCAGAGCCCGCAGTGCACAAGATCGTGCGCACACACCTGCGGCTGGCAGGCTACAGCACAGGCTTTTCGCTTGTGTGGAACGATATCAATTTACAGGATGCAGTCGAGTTGTCGCAGGCACGTCTGAACAACGCACGCGCCGCACAGCTCGAAAAGCAATACGGTTTGGAGGAATGTGATGCATAGCAACGCCATACAAAAGGCGGCGGAGGTCAACGCCGCACCGGCGGAGACGGTGAGCACGGAGGAGCTGCAGCTGATCAACACCTACACGCGCCGCAGCTTGGGCGCGGACGAGGTCTATGTGTTCTCGGTCACGCTCTGCGACAACGACGTTGACCGCGACGGCGAGCGCTTCACCGTGGAGTCGCTGTTTGCGCTGGAAAAGCTCTTTGTCGGCAAGACGGGCATATTTGACCATCAGCCGAGCGCAAAAAACCAGACGGCGCGGATTTTTGCCTGTGTCGTGGAGCACACCGAGGGCAAAAGGACCGCCACCGGCGACGATTATTTTTGCCTGCGTGCGAGGGCGTATATGCCCAAAACCGCGCAGAACCGCAGTTTGATCGAGGCGATCGACAGCGGCATCGTCAAGGAGGTCAGCGTGGGCTGCGCGGTGGAAGCGACCCTGTGCAGCGTTTGCGGCGAGCCGCTGGGCGCATGTCCGCACCAAAAGGGCGAGACCTACGGCGGCAAGCTCTGCTGCGGCGAGCTGACCCATCCCACCGACGCATATGAATGGAGTTTTGTCGCCGTTCCCGCCCAGCGTGCAGCGGGTGTGACAAAGGCGGCACAGAGAAAGGAAAACAGTATGGAAACAATACTTAAAATGTTGGAAAACAAAAACGGCGCCGTGCTCAGCGACGGCGATTGCGCCAAGCTGCTCGGCTACATGGATACGCTCAAGCAGACGGCAAAGGACGGCGTGTTTTTCCGCGAGAGCCTGACCGCCGAGGTGCTGCGGCTCTCGGCAGCGGTGCAGCCCGATATTTCGCGCGACACCATGGAGAGCCTCGCCAAGAGCATGACCGTGGCGCAGCTCAAAGAGGTAAAAGACGCCTTTGAAAAACAAAAAAACATGCAGTTCATGCCCAAGCCGCAGCTGACAGGCGGCATGAAAAACAAAACCGAAGCATTCGGTCAATTCACTATTTAACGGAGGTTTATGATGAACGTAAATTTTAACGGATACAGAGAAAATGTGCTGACCTTTATCGCCGACAGCTCGCTGACCGAGACGGGCGTATTTGTCAAGATGACCAACGACGGCACCGTCGGCAAGTGCGTCAACGGCGACAACTTCTGCGGCGTGTGCGTCGGACTGCGCGGCGGCTACGCGGCGGTGCAGCTGACCGGTTATGTCAAAATGCCGACGAACAGCGCAAAGATCTCGGTGGGCTACAGAAAGCTCACTGTGGGCGAAGGCGGCAGAGCGACCGTGAGCACATCCGGCAGAGAGACACTGGTGGTGGATTCCACCCCAACGGAAGTCGGCTTTATTCTTTGATACTTTTACGAAAAGAGAGGTAATAATATGGCAAATTTTGAGAACATTACTATTGAAAAGGGTATGTATCAGGCAAAGGGCGGTCTGAGCGGCGCACTTGAACGCCTTGACCCGTCCGAAAATTATATCGGCACCTGTCTGGAGGGCTTGGATGCGTTCTCGCGTCAGCTCAAGCGCTTTGACATCCGGGTCAGCGGCAGGGGAAGCGACTGTGTGGAGAAGTTCTTTCAGACCTCCAATTCT